GACACATACTCAGACCTAGATACAGTGGTCTGGCCTACGAAACCTTAAAGGAGATACTATGCCATATATCGGTGTAGCCCCATCCAGTGGGCTATTTAAGAAACTGGATAGCATTTCTACAGTCAACAATCAGGCCGCATACACGATGCAATACAACAGTAGCAACTTCAAACCTGCTACCGCCGAACAGCTTATCGTATCTGTCAACGGTGTTATCCAAGCCCCTAAAGATGCTTACACGGTGTCTGGCTCAACAATCACATTCTCAGAGAACCTAGTTACTGGGGATGTGATTGACTTCATTGTAGCTCTAGGCGAAGTGGGTAACACTGTAACGCCTACTGATGGCAGTGTAGATATTAACAAGATGTCCTCATCAATCATGAAGGACGCAGGTATTAGAGTGAACGACAACGAGCTTACCAATGACGTAACTATTGCGGCAGATGAACGTGCGATGGTGTCTGGTGACTTCAAGGTGTCAGCTACTCTTACAGTAAACGGAGTGTTGACCATTGTCTAAGTTATACGTAAATGAAATAGCTCCAAAAACTAGCGGCAATACTATCACTAGTAGCAATCTTATAGATATGCCTATTCCGCATTGTACAATTTATACAGATACTTCAACAACATTAACAAATTCTGCGTCAACTGAAATAGGATTTAATCTTGTTTATAAAGATACAAATTCAATGGCTGACCTAGCTAATAATGCTATTGTTATTCCAACAGGTCTTGGTGGTTTATATTATATTACCGCTGCTGTACGTCAAAATAATTTTAATGCTACAAGACAATTAGTTTATATTATGATTAATGATGTAATTAGCCATTTTGTTGAATATCCTAGTTACTCAGCAAACGCTGGAGAATACAGAAGTGCTGAAGTCAGTATAATGAAACATTTAGATGCTGGCGATTCTATTACTTGTGATTTTTGGCATAATTATGGAAGCAATCAAAGTAATCTTACTAGTTCAGCTTCTTCTTATCCATATCAAAATCATATAAGTGTAACTCGTATTGGAGGTGAATAATGGCATCAATAATTGGCGTTGAAACGCTCCAACATACAAACGGCACTACAGCCGCTACGATTGATAGTAGTGGTAATCTAGACCTTGCTAACAAAGCTGGTCAGGTTCTTGAAGTACTAGCTATGAACTGTGATGGCGAAAGTTATGTGGTTAAGAGTGGTACATATACATCAACCAATGTGACAACGCATCAAGGTCTTACAACTACATATGCTGATGTAAATGGTTCATCGGTCAACTATACACCACCAGCAGGAACTAAAGCTGTTGTTTATGAGTTTAACTTTCATTGTCGTGGTGTTGATGCACATGGCATTACCCATATGAAATTTTATGTTGATGGCTCAGAAGTTGTTTATGCAAGAACAAATATATCAGGTAACTCTGCACATTCAGGCCGTCATCATTTTAGGCACGTTGTTTCTATTGGCGGTACTGCTAATTCAAACACTGGTCGGTTAGCCTCTTGGAGTGGTGCTAAAGTGTTGAAGATGACAGCTAGAGAATATGGCTCAAGTAATGAAATGAACCTACACCAAACTACACATTGGGATGGTGGTGGTTCAAATCAATTCATACAACCAACTTTGACCATCACAGCTATAGGATAGGAGAGAAGGATGACTTCAGTATTAAAAGTAGACAACATCCAGAACTCCTCTGGAACTAGTGCGCTAGAAATTGATAGTAATGGCTACGTTTCTAAGCCTAAAAGTGTTTTGTTTTCTGTTTATCAAAGTACAGACGGCGCAACTAATCAAAACTATACAACAGGAGTTTTAGACGTAAACGTTTTTGATAATACAGAATTTAACATAGGAAGCGCAGTTTCTATTAGTTCAGGAATTGCAACATTCACTGCCCCTATTGCTGGATACTACCAATTTAATTGGACAGTAGTTTTGCAAAACACTACTACACAAAACCACATTAGTACATATCTACGAATACTTGAGGGTGGGTCAACAGTAAGGCACTCATCTGAAGATTATGAGTATCGTGTTTTAACAGATTATGGTTCACCTGATTATGTAGCAATACCTAATTCAGCCTTAGTAAAATTAGCCGCAACTGATGTTTGTAAAGTTATGATAAAAACAAATGGCGATACTACTACACAATTCCGCCGCGGCGCACGTTTTAGCGGCTTTCTTGTAGAGCCAGTATAGGGAGACTGATATGGCACTTACACGAATAAACAATCAGGCTCTTACCAATGTGACATCGGCAGGTTTGCCTAGCGGTTCTGTGTTGCAAATGCAATCAGCAGTACAAGATGGAGATTTAAGCGGAAACGGAACAAATATTGATGTTTTAACACTAACAATTACACCGTCTTCAACTAGCAGTAAGATATTTTTAATGTCTCATGCTCAATGTAGTGCTGTGCTACGGTATCATCATTGTAAATTATATAGAAAAATCGGTACTGGTAGCTACACCCAAATAGCAAAAGGTGATAATAGTAGCCAAACCTCACGACAAGGTGGATGGTATACTTTTGGTACAACAGAAGGTAGTAGTAATACGTATGTTCAAGACAATGGTGCTGGGTTTTTCTTAGATACCCCAGCAACAACAAGTCAGATAACGTATAAAATTACTATTGGTGTTACAGACGGTTCAAATACGACATACCCATTTTCTGTAAACGCTTCGCACTACGAACATTTTTCTGCGTCTACAGATTCCTTTTGGAATACGTTTCCTATCACAACACTTTCGGCTATGGAGATTGCAGGGTAATGGACGCTACACAATCACAACTTGATGCTCACGAGCGAGAGTGTGCTGTTCGTTACGAGCTAGTACAGAGTAAACTTGAATCACTAGACAAACGTATGTGGCGGCTAGAGGCTATGATTATGGTCTCTACTGCCTCTATGATTGGTCTAGCAGTAACACTATTAATGAAACTATAACATAAGGAGAGTAGGCTATGCTGGCAGAACTTGCCGCCGCTAATGCCGCCTTTGCTGTAATCAAGAAGTTTATTTCCAATGGAAGAGAACTGGCTGACTGTACGAAAGCTATCAGTGACTTTGTAACAGCAAAGGATGCTCTTCAGAAACGAGGTAACAAGAAAAAGAACTCTTGGTTTGGAAAGTTAAGCGGTACTACTGCGGATGATTTAGAAGAGTTCATGGCGTTAGAAAAGATACGTCAACATGAAGAAGAACTAAAACAGTTTATGATTTACGCTGGTCGTGCTGGCCTATGGCATGATTGGATTAGGTTTCAAGCACAGGCTCGTAAGCGTAGACTACAAGAACAAGCAGACGCTCTACGAAAGCGTCAGGAGTTAATAGAAACATTAGGGTATGTAACGGTAGCATTTGTACTTATTTCAATAGCAGTAGCCGTATTAGTAGGTGCATACTATTGGAGATTTAAGTAATGTTTACCACATTTATCTTAATGTGTCATATAATGACTAAAGAATGTATGGCACTTCAGGACATCAGAGGTAGTCTACCCACTGAAGAACAGTGTATGGCTAGGGCTGTAGAGATGAGTACTGATGTAACTAAAGAGTTACCGTTTATGGTTGCTATACAATTCAAATGTATAAAAGAAGGAGAGCCTGTATGATACAAGCACTACTCCCACAACTGCTACCTATCTTGGGTGGTGTAGTGGACAAAGTAATCCCTGATAAAGTACAGCAGGGTGTAGCTAAAGCAGAACTAGAGAAGGCACTGATTGACAATGCTAACAGTATTAACATTGAAACTATTAGAACTAATCAAGAAGAAGCTAAACACCGTTCGGTATGGGTTGCTGGCTGGAGACCTGCAATTGGCTGGTCGTGTAGCGCTGGTATTGCTTGGCTGTTTATTGGTCATCCCATTGCTACATGGATAGCTATGCTTACTGGTAACGATAGTATGGTTATGCCTACTATCCCTACAGACATCCTACTTGAACTGACATTTGCTATGCTTGGCATGGCTGGTCTGCGTACTTTTGAAAAGTTGAAAGGCGTGTCTAAGTAGTGGAACTAGAACTAATAGCAATATTCTTACAGATATTAACACTGGTGGCAGTAATGGTAAACACTGGTGTTAATATCGTGTACAGGCTTAAACAATGACAAAACTTATTGAACAACTTAAACGGCATGAGGGGCTTCGGCTTACACCATATAAATGTACGGCAGACAAGTGGACTATAGGCGTAGGGAGAAATCTGGAAGACGTAGGTATCTCAGAGGAAGAGGCAGAAATGCTTCTACACAACGATATACAAAGAGCGTCACACCAACTGAAGGAACGCTTTCCGTGGACGTTGGAACTAGACGAGGTACGTTTCTCAGCCCTACTCAACTTCGTCTTCAACGTAGGCATAGGGACAGCCTCAAAGTTCGTAAACGCAATGGCTCTGCTAAAGGCAAAAAACTACGATATGGCGGCAGACGAGTTCCTGAACAGTCGCTGGGCTGAACAGGTAGGTCAACGAGCCATAGAAGTCACAGAGCAAATACGCACAGGAGAGTGGCAGTGAAAACCGAAAAACAACTGATGGACAGTTTGCACGATGCAGTCACTAGAGACTTGCTCATGCGTGTACAGAGTGGTGAGGCTTCAGCTTCTGAGTTATCCGTAGCTGTAAAGTTTCTCAAAGATAACGGTGCAAGCCTAGACGTAATTACAGCAGAAAGTCCTATGGCTAGTTTGCTAGAGAACCTACCATTTGATTCAGTGGAGAACTTACAATGAGAGGCCATAACGCTAGTCTAGCATCTAAAAATGTCACACTACCCTCAGACCAATCGTGGGTAAAGCTCTTAGACGATAATCCTAACCGTATGTACTTGGTAATCCAGAATGACCATGATAATCACTATATCACTATTGGTTTCAGTGATAATACTACTGCACCTACTAGTGGACTAAACCTTGCAGGTTCTAATTCAGAGGGTGACAAAGCGGCTACATGGGAGTTTAGTGTAGCACCTATCAACGCTGTGTGGGCAAAGGTTAATGATAATCACACACACGACATTGAAGTAATATACGATGACTAATGTACCACAGGCTCTACATGACTTTAGGAACTTTACGTACCTAGTCTGGCAACATCTGGGGTTACCAGAGCCTACTCC